TCAAAATAAATTGAGCCGAACTTCCCAGTCCGGCTCAACCTCGCAATATTTAAGTGCAATCCAACGGCAGATTTACCGCATTATTATAACGTGATTATACCTGTTTCATCACATTCGTGAAGAATACGAATGTCGGGTATGGGCTTCCCGAATTAGCGATAACACGATGTTTCACAAACCCATTTTCTAACAGGAACTTCGCAAGACATTTAGAGGCTTCTACATATCCGTAATTGATATCATGCGCAAGCCGTCTATCCGCCTGAAACGCTTTCTCGAGCGTATCCTGTCTATATACCTGATATCTCAACTCAATTTGTTGCGGAGGACAATCATGTCCAGCAACTATTCCGGCACCAAGGAAATCCTCAACTGGAAGGAACGGCATACGATACAGTTCCGTTGGAATCATTCCTGGTATAGTAATAGCACTATCCCCGTGCCAAGCCGTGTCATGAACCTTTTTCACGAATGGCTCAATGGTTTCCTTCATGACCTTATAATCGTCATAGAGTCCTCTACGACCATCTTCCCAGCCTTCCTTATAAACAGGCTCCAACGCTTTAACACTAAACAATAGACGGAACGCCATCTTCATACGTTCCCACACACTTCTGTTTCTTGGTTCATCTTTCATATCTACGAAATTATTTGTGAGGGAGCGTGAACTCCCTCTGGTTATTAGTTATCATTTCCAAACAGTTGTCGCTCAACTTTGAAGCCTCTTCTCCAAGTCTTATTCTGTCGACCGCATACTTGATTATACGTTTCCCGGAAGAACAGGGTTAAATCATCATCCTTGACATCTTCCTTACAGAACCCGTCAAACCATGCCCAGATGTTAGGACGGTACTCAATACCAATCTCTATTTTCATAAAGTCAGGATTAGGAACTTTATCGGTTTCCCAACGTCTGATAGTCGGGTCCCACTTGTTTACTTCGAACCGTAAACCTTTACTCTCAGCAGCCTGTTTTAATTCTATTAAAGTCTTCATATTATTCCGTTGATTTATTGTTTGACGCAACAAAGTTAGTCATTCTTTTGATATATCCAATGATTTATCCGGAATATTCTTAGATTTTCCTGAAGATTTTATTCTTTGTACCTTTGTACTCGTTATATAACTGTTTATAAACTCTTTAATATTAAAGGAAAATGATTAAGACTGGTTTAACTGAAGAGGAACTCGAACGTAGTGCCCTCTTGCTGAATGGTTTACTTGCTGACCACTTCACGCTTATGCTGAAGACTTGGCAGTTTCATTGGAATGTCGTAGGAGACTCGTTTGGTTCCTATCACGAGGCTATGCTGAAACTCTACGAAGAAGAAATTGAACGTGTTGATGATGTTGCTGAACGTATCCGTGCTCTGGGTAAACGTCCGCTGGGTTCTATGGAAGCAATGTTACAAAACAACCACATCAAAGAATTCGGTATGGGTGAAGCCGTTCCACAGGCTCTTGACATGTGGAAAATCATTCGTGACGACTGGGATAAGTTGATACGCTCTATCAGAGACATTCACAAACAAATCCCCGAGAATGACCTCGCCACTCTTAACTTCCTTGAGGACATGATTGAAAGCATGGAAAAGGAAGCGTGGATGGTTCGTTCTTACAATGTTACTCCGACAGGTATTTAGAAGCCTGTACACGGGTAAACAAAACAGGGTGAGTCTTTCGGCTCACCCTTTCTTTTTACGAATATCGAACTGTTCCTGATACTCTTAATGTATCTCCCGGAGATATTGTTATAGCTGAAAATCTAACTTCTTGTTGAGAAGTAAATGTTCCCTTGACTAAGGTCTTCCCATTTAACGTGATGTCAATATTTTCATTCTTTCCAGATGAAATAATTAGGTTGCATTTGTTTGTCGTGAACGTCTGGCTCCCTTCCCATTGAACTTTCCCAGATATCTGTTCCGTCTCTTGCTCACCTGAATTCAACTGATTAAGTCTTTCACATAAACTGATATATCTGTTTTCGTTATTTGAATCTATCAGTCTTAAATAAAGCCTCGATGTGATGTAATCTCCAGTATTATTATAGAACTGAATAGAACCTGTTTTAGACGCTGTAAAACGTCCTTGAGCCTGAATCACATCAATAGTTCGAGTGATACCCCCCCCCCGAAATGGTTATCGTGGTAGAGCGAGCATTACCCGTGTTTGGCGATGCTTTTACGGTCACTGCCTGTGACCCCCTCCCAGAGTCTGGGGTGATTGTCAAAAAGTCTTTTTGCATAATCTTTGAAATTAAATTGTTAAACGAAATTTATTTATGATTGCTTCGAAGCCTTATGTATTTCCACCACGCATAATGCTTACGAGTCTTGAGATAGTCAGGGTTCTCATCATTATTGTGAGCCTCTTCCTCAAGACTGATATCGTGATATGCACAGTTCTGTTTCTTGTGGAACAACCTGACGAGTAGGTACTCAACCCCATACCACAGGTAGAAGAACAGCCAGAGCATCTCCTTCATTTGAGCCGTGTGTATCGACTCGTGCGTGATTGTTGACTCCGATAACTGTTTACGCTTGGTAAACAGTTATCGGAAGAAGTTCAACGTATGATAATTCCCGAACGGGAACCATGTGTTATAAACTATTTTCATTCCTTATTGATTTTTGAATGTGATTTCCTTGCTGACTCACAAATACGTTTCCATGACTCAACTTTCTTTTGAGCCAACCGCTCTCGCCTTGCCTTATGCTCAGCGGAACGGTCTACGAAGAAATAATCGTTATCATTCATCCTTGTTTCCTTTCTTCTTTGCTTCGCGACGTGCTTTCCGTCTTTCACGTCTCGCTGCGGCTTCTGCTTCCGCTTTATTTACATTTACCTCACCCTCTTCTTTTTGTGCCTTGTGACGAGCAATAGACTCTCCTATCGCACCCTTTACACGCATATTCTTCTTCTGCTTGTAATGCTTGTTAAGATTGTAGTCTATTTCGAACTCACCTTTCGGCTCTTCGGGTTCATCTGGTTCCGGAGCCAGTACCACGCCATTCTCCTTGAGGCTCATATCCTTGTCGTCAGGTGTAACAGGGTTGGCACGGTTGTCTTCCTGTGCCTTCGCTGCCTTCATTGACTTCAATCGTAGGAGCATATTCTTACGAGTTGTTTCGGCTGTGGTTTGCTTCTCAGGTTCCTTCTCATCAATGATTTCCGTGATAGGGGTAAACTCCTGAACGAACTCTTTAGAGGAACGCTCTATCTGGTCCCAGTCGTATTGTTTAATCAGTGCTGACGGCAACTGTACCTGTTCACCGTCCATCAAGTTTCCATTGAACCCGTTGAACTTCGCATACCATGAAGACGCCAACTGTGATATCAACACGGTTGGATTCAACCCTACCTTTGCAGCCGTCAAACCCACTACCAACGCATTGATAGACATCTGCTTCATGACCGTCATTACGTTGGTCTCAGCGTGAAGTGTGGCGTTGATATCAATACGACCATCAACGGTCATCTTGATTTCGTTCCCCTTAACTTCCTTTCGAGCCTGTTCAATGATACGGAGTATGAGGTTACAGTAATCGACGTTACTTCCCCCTGCTGCTCTGTTCTTGATTTCAACCTCTACCAACATTTGATTAAGGACTTCAAGACGACCTGTTTCTGTTGCTATACGAAAGTCCTTATTCTGTAACACGTACTCGGCTCGACGTCTGGTAATCAAGTCTCGGTTCTCAACATAGAACTTCTTCAGTTCTTCCTCCGGAACCTTAATCTTGTATTCCTTCGCCATAACCTTGGCGACATCGGTAACGGTATAGAACTTCCCAAAGAGTTCCATTATCGTGCCTGTATAGTCGACAATGTTACGAGGCTTCCGGGAACGGACTCCCATGGCTTTATTCAGTTCCAACACGGCTCGTTGGTAGGCTCGGTCTAACTGTAAGTATTGAAGACGCTTGGCGTTGGCTGAACGAACAGCCGTAATGTCCCCACCGTGCGTCTTGACAACTGCCCCCACATTCACCGTCTGCTG